TAAATGAATTATATTGTTTATTAAATGGGAAAGAATTATTTGCTTTTGATAAATTAAAAAAGTATTTTAGTAATAACATATTTGATACAATTTACTTATGAATAATATAAATACTTATATATGTAGGACAGCAGGTGCAACTGTTTTCAAAGCCACTACTTTGGATTACTCATATATAAGTCTTTAACTTAGTGGGGTTTCGTATGATAATTTATAAAGCAACGTTTCCAAATAAAAAATGTTATATTGGACAAACAGTTCAAAAATTACATAAAAGAATATATAGTCATAAAAATAATTCTATAAATAAAAAATCTAAACAATTAATTAATAAAGCAATTCGTAAATATGGTTGGGATAATGTTGTCTGGTCAATCATAGAAGATAACATAAACGATGTTGATTTACTAAATGAAAGAGAAAAATTCTGGATTAAAGAATTGAATACACTTGCTCCAAGTGGTTATAATTTAACAACTGGCGGTGATGGATTTATTAGAGCGGAATCTACAAAAAGATTAATGAGTAAATTATTAACAAATAGAAAATTTACAGACGAACACAAAAGAAATTTAAGTATTGCAAAAATTGGAAAATACAATGGTAAAAATAATCCAAATTATGGAAATCATACACCAAAATTAACAAAAAAGCAATACAAAGAACATTCAAAACGAATGACTGGTAAAAATAATCCAAATTACAAACACGGAAATTATACAATTAAAAAGGTGGTTTTATGATTATAATAGGTGCAGATTTATCTATAAACTCATCGGGTATGGTAAGATTGATACTGGATGATAAAACGTTGGAGATTAAAAGACAAGATTATTTATCGTTTACACAGGTAAAAAAGACAGCGACAAGCGAAATAATCCATTATAAGAAAGAAAGGTTTAAAAACAATATTGAACAAAATAAATGGATGACAGAAAGAATAATCAGTTTTTGTATAACATTAGGCGAACCAGAATATATTGGAATAGAAGATTATGCTTTTGCCGCCCAGGGATTGGTATTTAATATCGCCGAATTTATTGGTGGGTTTAAATCCGCAGTTTACGATAGGGGTTGGAAAATTAGACTGTACGACCCGTGTACGATTAAGATGTACGCAACAGGAAAAGGTAATGCTGATAAAGTTGCAATCGAGGACGCTTTTACAAAAAACCACACGGGTACATTTCCAACAATTGATTCTTTGCCCGAGTATAAAAGTCCCAAGATAGATATTATTGACGCCTACTTTATAGCAAAGATATTGCAAGTAGAATTGAAGATACGACATAATGTAATTGATATTCGGAAATTAAGTGAAATGGAAACAAAAATATTTCAACGTACAACAAAAGGCAACCCCGAGAATTTATTAGTAAGAGAATTTCTTGCTAAATAAGGAGCAGTATGATAGTCAAAACAACAAGTCTAAATAAGTTTTTTGAAAAGCAGATTGAGGAGTTTGAAGATAACGTTTTGTTAATTGACGGGCACAACATGGTGTATAGAAATGTTTTTATTGCCGACTTTCAAGTGCCGGGTGACCCGGGCTTTTTATACTGGAAATTTTTAATGATACAAAGTTTACTTACCAGTATCCGAAAATTTCAACCCAAAAAAGTCATCCTGGCGTTTGATTCATCTTACACTTGGAGAAAGAAAATATTTGATGAATACAAAGCACAACGTAAAGCACAAAGAGATAAATCAACAATTGACTTTAAGAAATTTTTTATTGCGTTGGATGCGTTTATAGAAGATATTAAAAAAACATTTCCAAATATTTACATTATTCAAGTGAAAGAAGCGGAGGCGGATGATGTAATTGCGGTTTGTGTAAAAGAGTTATACAAGAAAAATAAGATAACAATATTGTCATCCGATAAAGATATGAGACAATTAACGAAATATAAGAACGTATCAATATACGATTCCATAAAGAAAGAGTATGTAAAGGTAATGAATCCAGAACAGGAATTGCAGGAGAAAATTCTGTATGGTGATAAACAATCAGATAATATTCCTCCGATTAAAAGAGGTCTGGGAAAAAAGACAGCAGGAAAAATCTTACGGGGCAATTTACTTTTAGAATACTTTAAGAAACATGGCGATACAATCAAAGAGAATTGGGAACGAAACAATACGCTGATTAATTTTGATTGCATACCCAAAGAGATAACTGAATCAATTGTAAATGCGATAAATACTTATGCGATTGGTAAGTACGATGGCAAAGCGGCATGGAATTTTATGATAGCAAATAAAATCAAAAAATTCATTGACGAATTACAGTTTTATAAACCCTTCCTTGAAATATTATCTTAACAAAAGGAGTTGACTATGAATAATGATTACTTTGGAAAGAAAGATGAAAAGGGCCCCAAAGCAAACGGCGAAACGATTTTTAAAGAACCAAGTTTTCTTGAATCGTCTAACAATAGAATTTATTTCTATTCCGAGATAGACAGAGAAAGAATATTGCAGTTGAATAAAACAATTCGGGAACAAAATAATAATATTATTACTCAATGTCAAATCATGGACCGCCCCATAGAAACCGAAAAAATATTTTTACATATTAGTTCGTTTGGTGGCAGTATCTTTGCGGGCTATGCTGGAATGGATGAAATTCTAAAATCTAAAGTAAAGATAGTAACAATCATTGACGGTTGTTGTGCCTCTGCCGCAACATTTTTAAGTGTTGTCGGACATAAGCGATATATCAACGAACACGGTTACGTTTTAATTCACCAATTATCAAGTATCTTTTGGGGAAAGTATGCCGAGTTCCAAGATGAAATGAAAAACATGGACCGTTTTATGAAAATGACAAAAGATATATATGCAAAGTACACAAAGGTACCAATGTCAATGATTGACGAAATTTTACAGCATGATATTTGGTTTGACGCCAAACAAGCAGTAGAATATGGCATAGTGGATGAGATTCTATAATGAAAGATAAGAATGGCTGGTATTCGGGATATTATCAGATAGTAAACAAAGAGAAATACATAGGGACCAAGCCCCCTATGTATCGCTCTAGTTGGGAAGCACGGGTTTGTAAATTTCTTGACGAAAATGTAAATGTAATTAGATGGGGATTTGAGGTGATAACAATTCCCTATAAGTTTGATATTGACGGTAGAGTACATAATTATATAACAGATTTTTATGCCGAGATAAAAGACAAGCAGGGCAAGATAACAAAATATATACTTGAAATCAAGCCCCAAAAGCAGACAGTCAAACCAATCCCCCCGAAAATAAATAACGGCAAAGCAATGAAACGATATATGTATGAGGCGAGACAGTATGTAATGAATCAAAATAAATGGCAAGCCGTTACATCGTATTGCAATAGTAGTGGAATTACTTTTAAGATACTAACAGAATCAAACATATTCAAAGGTGGCAACTAGTGTGTGGAATAGCTGGACAAGTCTCTGTAAGTAAAGATAATAAGATTGACCATATGCTTAAAATGATGGAGCATAGAGGTCGAGATAATTCTCAATCCATTACTATTCAATCTGCAAACAAACAATATTTTGTTACTCTGGGCCATAATAGATTAGCCATTAACGACCTATCCCCCAAAGGCAATCAGCCGTTCGTTTACAACGATTTGTATCTAGTTGTCAATGGAGAAATCTGGAATTATCCAACATTGAAAGCAGAGTACATTAAAAAGGGGTACAAATTTTTCTCAAATTCAGATTCCGAAATCATATTGTATCTGTATGAAAACAATGAATTGGAAAGACTTGACGGAATGTATGCTTTTATTTTGTACGATAGAAAAAAAGATACGTTAGTGATGTCCCGAGACTGGGTAGGAAAAATTCCCCTTTGGTATTCTCATTCTGTCTTTGACGATTTTTTAGTGGCCTCCGAAATAAAATCTATTATAAAATACACAAGCAACATAAAGAATTTTCCAAAAAATTCTATCATGACGCTTGATTTAAATAGAAATAAACTTACCACAGACAATGACAAATATTTTGATATAGCAAATAAAATGTTGACGCCCGAAAGCAATGATTGGGTAGCGAAAAAAACATATGAGTTATTGGATAACGCTGTACAAAAACGCTTACTATCCGATGTTCCAATAGCAACATTAAATTCTGGTGGTATTGACAGTAGTGTAATAACTTATTTATTATCCAAACATATGAAAGAACAAAATAATAGTTTGAAGTGTTATACTGTCAAGTTTGATGAAAATGGAATTGATTTGCAAATGGCAAGAAAGTTGGCAGACAAGTTGGATATAGAATTGATTGAGGTACCCGTTACCAAAAACAAAATAGAAATAAAAAAGAGGTTTATAGAAACAATCAGTTGCATAGAATATCCGTCAAACGTACAGGTGCAATGCGGTATCTTAACATCATATATGATGGAACGTATAAAAGCAGACGGTTATAAAGTTGTCTTTTCGGGAGAAGGCTCGGATGAGGCATACGGCTCATATGGATTTTTAAGACGATATGCAAACACAGTTCCCGATATTGAATTTCACAATTTGAGAAAAAATTTATTCAGAAAGCAACATTATGGGAATCTTATCCGGGGTAATAATGTATCTATGTACTATGGTACTATAGAATTGCGTATGCCTTTCTTTGACAGAGAATTTTTAGATTTTACTTTAAATCTTCCCACCAAGTTTTTGACAAATAGAAAAAAACAATATAAACTGCCGCTTGCAATGGCGTTTAAAGATTGCATACCAGATGAAATCATTAATCGGGAGAAGATGGCTTTTCAAAAGGGGACAGGATTTAAAACGTGGATTGAAGATGTTATATTGACAGATAAGAAATTAAATTTTAAACATAGAGTACGATTACATGATTGCATTATTGACAACTATGAGGCAATATTCGGACTGAAAGTAAAATCATTAGATATTGACAAATATGGTTTGTTTTATAGTGATGTGGAGGAAAGCGAATGAATAAGTTATTAGTACAGCTACCATACACGGCGTCAACGAATAAATATCCAAAGTATTTTCCGATTCCTGCCTTGTTATTCAAACAAGCGAATTATGGCATTGACGAAATAAGAGATATTAATTTGGAATGTTATAAGCAGAGTGATGAATTTAAAACAGAAAAGACCGTGGCGATAGTAGAGTACATTCATAAGAATTATGAAAAATATTCCAAAATAATAGTCAATATGGGAGATTTTCCCCCGGACGCCGATAAGAATGAATACTTTGACCTGTTCCTACGTTTGATTAAAAAGAAAGTGTACATAATGGGAGTATATCCGACAATCAACAAGCTGGAAGATAAAGAGAATTATATTGTCATGCCGACTGATTTTGACACAAGGGGTATGCAATTTCCAAAAGAATTTTTAATGAGATATCCAAGCGTGGGGGAAAAGTTACGGGCGTCAATGAAAATCACCAATGGCTGTCCGAGATTGTGTTCGATGTGCCCAGCCGCTCTAATTTACAAAGCGCATTATCAATGTAATGCTGTTGGAGATTCGATAAACGAAATCAAGTGCTATTATCATATGGGGGTACGTTTTATAACATTTACGGATGATAACTTATCTGCCCATAAATCGTTCAAAGAATTTCTCACCAGACTGAAGGCGGAAAATCTAAAAGGTATGCAATACATTTGTCAAGAGGGGTTCGAGGTCACCACGTTGACAGATGAAAGTATTGTAAAGCTATTGAAAGAATTAAATTTTGTTGACAATAAAGTAGGTGTCGAAAATATCAAAGCAGATTTTTTGAAAGAGATAAATAAATGTTATAGAAATCCCAAATTGATTGACAAGATAATTGAGAACGTAAGGAAACACGAATTAGAAATTCGTTTTATTTTCTTAATAAGTGAATCATTGTCTGAAAGCGATATAATGGATAATCTGTTTTATTTTGCAGACAATGGGATATCGAATTTCCGAATCAATGTAATCCGACCGTATAAAGATTCCACATATAAAGTTGATAAAGTGAAAACAGAGTTAAAGACACTAAATAAACTGAAAGCGTTGGCGTATTCATCTGGTTTCTTTATAGAAAAATTTAATATAAATATTTTTAGAACAAAGCTAATTGATTTTGTGAAAGAAAAGGGATATACATTCATAGAAGATAAGCATACGTTTTCTGGAAAAATCAATTTTGGTTTTGATTCGTCCCATTTTATAAATGGGTTAAAGTATATGATTGAACAGCATTATGGTAAGAAAATTGTAAAGCTAAAAATTAATGAAAATGAAATTACTTTTGAACTAGAAAGGAAATATAAGTATGTATTTAATTGAGGCCAATAGTCCAGCAGAGGCGTGGATAAAAACAACAAAGTATCTTTTAGCAAATGGTAAAGATGAAGGCAGTCTAGTTGAATTATTGAACGTATGTATAGAGATAAATGCGTTCGCATCCAGCAGATTTGATAAAGAATTTGATGTAAAGTTTAGAAAGGTAATGGGGGACGATAGAATTGACTATGCCTCAAAAATTACTTTTGTCAAGCCGACAATATCTAAACTTGACGGAGCGTTTACATATAATCCAATTGAGCCTAAATGGTCTGATTCTTATTTTGGTAGAATGATTAATTTCAAAAACTCATTTAATCAATTGGAAAATGTATTGAAAATTTTGAAAGAGGGTAAGAACGTAAAGCGTTGCGAATTGATTATATACGACCCATTGACAGACGCCCGCAATATGTATAAGCAACCATGTCTTATTTTTTTGGATATTAAACCAAGAAATGGAAAATTATTTTTATCTGCCTTTTTTAGAAGTCAACGAGTATCTAAAAGCGGATATGCTGATTACACCGCTCTTTGTAATTTAGGAAATTTTTTAGCAGAGCAAAGCAATATGAAATTGGAAAAAGTAACATCAATGGCTTGCAGTTGTCATTTAACGACAGAAAACGGAGAGAAGAAAAAAAGCATTGCTCTTTTGAAGGAATTAAATGAGTTATAAAGGACATCCAGAAGTAATAGAAATGATTAGACAAAAAAATATTGGTAAAAAACATTCACAAAAAACAAAAGACTTATGGAGCAAACAAAGACAGGGCAAAAATAATGGAAATTATGGAAATAAATGGACAAAGAAACAAAAAAATAACGCAAGCAAAAAACAAAAAGAAAGATTTAAAAATAAAGAAAATCACCCACGATATAAAGCAATCTTAACACAAGAAACAAAAGATAAAATATCAAAGGGTGTAAAATTACATATTAAAAGCCATAGGAGAATAGAGATATGAATACAGGAAAATTTAGACTATCGGAAACGTTTATAGATGGCTATAAACATAAACGCCCAAATTGGGGATTTAATGGATTGGGTGAGTTAGTTTACTTTCGTACATATTCCCGATTAAAAGATGACGATACAAACGAACGGTGGTGGGAAACAGTATTGCGGGTTGTAGAGGGTACATATAATTTACAGAAAGATACTATTGACAAACACGGACTTGAATGGAACGCTTGGAAGGCACAAAAATCAGCACAAGAAATGTATGATAGAATATTTAGTTTTAAATTTCTCCCGCCCGGCCGGGGACTGTTTGCAATGGGTAGCAAGTTGACGGAAGAAAAAAAGTTATATGCTTGCTTAAATAATTGTGCTTTTATATCAACTAAAAATGTGGCAGTTGATTATTCAAAACCGTTTGCGTTTATGATGGATATGTCAATGCTGGGCGTTGGTGTGGGGTTTGATATATTGGGAGCAGATACGTTAGAAATAAAAGCACCGGATAGTAAAAAAGAGATACACAAATTTCAGATACCAGATTCCCGAGAGGGTTGGGTTGAAAGTTTGCGAACGCTATTAGACAGTTATTTTTTTTCAAATGCAGTTGTCGAGTTTGACTATTCGATTATACGTCCTGCTGGTTTGAGAATTAAAACATTCGGTGGTATTACAAGTGGCCCAGAGCCGTTAAAGAAAATGCACGTTCTTATTCGCAAAGTGTTAGATAACAGAGCGGGAAAGAAATTGACTGGTCGTGATATAGCAGATATTATGAATATGATTTGTTGTTGCGTTGTAAGTGGTAACGTTCGCCGTAGTGCCTCTGTTATTTTCGGGGATGCAAATAATAATGAATATTTAGATTTGAAAAATAAAAAAGTATTCCCAGAAAGAGAAGATTGGAGTTGGGCTTCTAATAATTCTATCTATGCTATGTTGGGTATGAATTATCATAATGTTTGTGAACGCACAAAAGCAAACGGCGAGCCAGGCTTCTTATGGTTGGAAAATTTACAAATATATTCCAGAATGGTCGACCCGATTGATAATAAAGATTTTAGAGCAGTTGGCGCTAATCCGTGTTTGATAGGTAGTACAAAGGTAATAACTGATAGGGGTGAATTGACAATCTTGGAAATACTTGATATTATAAACAAGAAAGAACCACTATTAGCATTAAGCTATGATATAGAAAATAAGAAAATAGAATTTACTCCAATTACAAATGCGTTTTTAACAAAAGAGAAAGCAAATGTAATAAAAATATAATTGGAAAATGGAGAATCTATATCTTTGACGCCCGACCACAAAGT